ATGAAAAAATTACTATTTGCTTTTCTTTTAGTGCCTATGTTGGCACTAGCACAGAAAGCACCACAAGGTGTGACATATGATGCTCAAATCGTTCGTGTAAATGACGGTGATACAGTAGTAATCGCAGCATCATTTCTACCAGCACCATTGAAGCCCGAACTTGCCGTTCGCATTTATGGTGTAGATACACCAGAGAAAGGCTTTCGTGCCCAATGCCCACAAGAAGATGAAAGAGGAAAGTTGGCAACTAAATTTACAACCAACGCCGTTGCTAAATCAACTAAGCGTCAGGTCATTCTCTACGGCTGGGATAAATTTGGTGGTCGTGTATTGGGTGATATCGTTTTAGATGGACAGAGTCTTCGTTCAATGTTAATTCAAAATGGCTTTGCACGTGAATACTACGGTGAGGCAAAACAATCTTGGTGTAATTAATTATGAGAATACAACATGAATGCACAGCATGTGGATCTGAATTTGCCATTTCTTACAATGAAATGACTACGGAATCGGATCCTATTCATTGCCCATTTTGCGGTGAGTTTTTGCTTTTAAATGACGAAAACTTTGACGATGATGATGAAGATTCGCTATGACATGGTACCATGATGATGTGCCGTATGAGTACGACGGTACATCATTTGGCTTTGTTTATCTAATAGAAAATCTGATTACAGGAAGAAAATATATTGGACGCAAATACTTTACAAGTGCTGGCTATCGTCAAATCAACGGCAAGAAAAAAAAGATACGAAAACCTTCAGACTGGCAAGACTATTGGGGTTCCAACGAAACACTCAAAAGAGAAGTTGCCGAAACCGGTGAAAACAATTACCGAAGAGTAATTCTTCACCTCTGTAAAAGCAAATCGGAGTGTTCATATTGGGAAACATTTGAAATATTCTCTAGACATGCGCTGCTAAATGAGTTATACTATAATGACTGGTGTAGTTGCAAAATTCGCCGGGCACACCTTAAAAATTGTGCGGTCGCAGCATAAATAAAGATGACGCCTAATTGGGTCTATCTTTACAGGAGAGATTTTACATGTTTAAAAAAATATTTGAGTGGTTTACAAGACCTCAAATGTCGGATATTGAGTATTACATCGCCTCAAAAAATCCGCAAAACACAGCCGATGTAGAACAGCTTTTAAAAGAGTTCAATTATAAAGGGAGATAATTATGTTTTTCACACAAGCACCTCAGTTTCCAACATTCTATTCGTGGAATGACATTCAGCGCAAGGCTGAAGACGCTACAATCAAGACAATTGATTTCAACAAAGTTTTGGTAGATCACACTATTGCCTATTTTGACAGTGTTACAGACAACACTTTTACTACATATACAAAGAAGGTAGTAAATTTGAACAAGAACATTGCTGAAGATGCAAAAAAAATCATCAAATCAGAAATTAAAGAAACTAAAACTTGATATAGAAGGTAAGACTAAGTTTTGGCAGCCAGTGGTCAGAAACGGTTGGTGGATTAAATTCTCCACCTACCGTGACCACTATATCTTACTGATGATCATTTCAGAATACACAGGTCAAACAATTCTACGATATTATGAAGACGAAAGTGAAGCAGTAGCATTCATCAATTTTATTACCACATGTAGGGCACAGGACATTTTTCAATCAGCGTAGGAATTATTATGAACATTTATGAGTCTTTGAAAGACACCAGAGCAGTGATTGATTCTTTACTGACAGATGCGCCACTAGAGTTCGCATCGATACCAATTCCAAATCCACTAGAGCAAACTAAACTTGCCGCACAGGCATGTGTAAATGCTTTGTTACACAATAAAAAAATCTTTTTCATGGGCAACGGTGGTTCGGCAGCAGAAGCACAACACCTTGCTGGTGAATTAGTTTCTTATTTCAATTTACAGAGTGATGCGTATGCCGCTATCGCATTGAACACCGACACTTCAATTCTCACTGCCATTGGCAATGATTTGGGTTTCAAACATATCTTTTCAAGACAACTACAGGCACTCTCAAATCCTGGTGATGTGGCAATCTATCTCTCAACTTCTGGTTTATCAGAAAATATTATTGAAGCAATGAAGTTTGGTCGATTGAACAAACTTGTCAATATTGGATTCACTGGTATGAAAACTAGATGGATGCAAGATTATTCAGATTACTATATTGCCATTCCATCCACATCAACACCACGTATACAAGAAGGTCATTTGGTTCTAGGTCATTGGCTCTGTGAATACATAGAGAAAACACTAGAAGAAAATGCCCATACAAAAAACTTGTCCTAGATGTGGTGCAACACACACGAAACGTGGAGTGTACTGTTCACGTTCATGTGGCAATGTTCGTGAACACACCGAAGAAGATAAGGCAATTCGATCAATCAAACTTACCGAGTATCATCAAACACCAGAAGGCGCAGCAACACGTGACAAATCATCCCGTATTATGTCAGCTAAAAGAAAAGGTGAAGACTGGGAAGAAGTGAATGTAGAAGAGTATGCGGTAAACATACCTGATGTTACCGATTATGTGGCAGATTACGATGACACATGGCAACGAGCGGAGAAGTGGTAATGAAAGTATTCATCTTTTTATTGTTTTTATTCCTACTTACACTTGCAATTCGGATGGGTGATATATTCGGTATAATTCTTGCTATGATGGGTTTTCTTTTTATGTGGGCATTAATGGATGAAGATGATGTTGATACTTGACAATCATTTTTGACAATGTTAAACTTTCAAATATGGCTGAGATATATACATTTACACCCAAACAAAAGAATTCCGAAGAAACCGTGGAACTTAACCGTCTGCGGGCAAAGTTGCTAGAATTACATGAAGTTCGTGACACACTTAATAAAGAGATAAGGTATACAAAAGATGCAATCAATCTGCTTGAAAAAGGCGAAAAATGACAGATGAACCCGACAATTTTGGCGATGATGATAAGGTCGACATTGATGATGTTAATATCATTGACAAACTTGACATCTTGATAACATTGATTGAAAGTGGTCCTAAAGAAAGATATAAAGCACTGACGAATACATTGTATGAAGCAAAATTTCAAATACTACATGCATGGAATGAGGTCCAATACTACATGGAACTTTGTGAAGGCTATGAAAAGACAATCAAACAAGTGGGCGATAAACTGAAATAAGAGTTTGTCGTCCCAGGAGAGGGCGATGAACTTACTATTCAGATATTTGTTTTTCTACATTCTAATTTTCTTCACGGTGATGCTTTCACCGTATGTTTTTTCTCTAATCACTTAATGAATAAAAAACTTACACTTACACAGTGGCTTTTAGCATTTGCTGTTTTGTTTTTTCTGACGATAACAGCAGCCGATGCGAAGCCCAAACATAAAAAACAAAAGAGGTCTAAACAGTATGCGGTTCAGACATATAGCAACATATCGGTGATGGTTACAAATGTAACCGAAGGCACAATTACACGGTCACAAAATATTGATCAGATTCGTGCCTTGGCAAGCATGACAAAGTTGATGACTGCTATGGTCGCATTGGATTATGATCGTGATATGAGTCGCAAACTGGTGCTGAGTAAGAATGCTGGCAGCAAAATGCCACGGCGTGAATACACACGTGGTGAATTGTTTCATATGCTATTGATCAAAAGTGATAACGCAGCAGCAGAAACATTGGCTTCAGATTATCCTGGTGGTCGTCAACGTTTTATGCGCCACATGAATTCAAGGGCATTGATGTTGGATATGTTTAATACGCATTTTGATGATCCCTCTGGCTTGAGTAAATACAATGTAAGCACGGCTAGTGATGTAACGCAAATGGTAATTGAATCTGCAAACTATCCAGAGATTCGAGATATATCTACCAAAAAAGTGACGGCGATTGAGACACCGGGCAAACGAAAAAATAGAATGTTAGTTTTACATAATACAAATACCGCTATACTATCACAAGTAAACAACGTACAAGTAAGCAAAACCGGTTATACTAATCCGGCAGGTTTTTGTGTAGCACTATTGGTACATAAAATTGATGGTGATAAAGAATATCATGAGGTAATTGTGGTGATGGGCGCACGAAATTCAGCACACAGAGTTGACACAGTGAAGAGAGTCGTGTACAATAAAGTGACAGGAGACAACTATGACACACCGAGCCGAATTTGAAGCGGTAATGAAACGCATACAGAATCTTGATGAGTATGAGGTACAAATCGATGTGCCAGAAGAATTTCATTTTGATGGTCCTGTGCCGTTTGACATGGAAATTGCTGGTGGCGTAGCATGGGTAAAAGTTATAGCAGAATCAATGGAAGAAGCAAAGTTCAAAGTAAATGAATACTTCGAAAGCAAATACAAATAAGCCCTGGATGGCACCTGAGTATGATATACCTGTGCTAGAAAATGAAGAGATGTGGGCACAACGAGCAATCGATGAGACAGAAGGTTATTTGTGGTTAAAAATTGATAGGAATGAAAATGATGAAGAAAAAAAATGATACGATTAAAATAATACCCGATCCTGTCATTCAAGGATTGTTTCCTACTCCCATTCTATTTGCCAAGTTTCACCGTGAATGGACAAAAGAAGAGAAAGAGTTCTTCGAAGAAACAGCAAAATCTACGACACAAAATAGTGGAAACTTGACAAGTTCGAATCGTTATGTTCTAGATCATCCTGCAATGGCTGAGATACGAGAGTATTATCAATTTCATGTGGATTATTATATGAAAAATGTATATGCGCCAAAATATCCAGCTGAAGCGTACATTACACAATCATGGATGAATTACACCAAAACTGGACAGTATCATCATAAACATGCTCATCCAAATAGTTGGTTGTCTGGATGTATATACACAAGCACTGATCGTGAAAAAGATCGTATTACATTCTACAAAGAAGGATACAATCGCATAGAATTACCAACAGAAAACTTCAATGCATTCAATTCTAGTTCATGGTGGTTTTCTGTGGGTACAGGTGATATTGTTATCTTCCCATCATATCTTACACATATGGTAGAGCAGACAACAAGCACCGATACAAGAACAAGCATTGCCGTAAATACGTTTCTTAAAGGATATATTGGTGATGAGCATAGCTTGACGGGTCTACACTTGAAAGAGCAAGATACCGATGCACCACAACGTACAGAGCCACGACCAGAGAATCTGACTGGTGGTTACTAATGTGGGTGCTATTCATTAGTTTATACATGCTACAATCAAACACCGAACTTGTACAAAGTAAGGGTGTGATACAAGCACCACAGCGCAGCCTTGAACAATGTTACAAAGAACGTGACAAAGTGAAAGAACAGTGGCACATGGATGGTTATCGTGTTAGTCCACGATGCGTTTATATAAAGCATTATTAGGGCCTTTAGCATAATTGGTTATTGCAGCAAACTCATAATTTGTAAGGTCTCGGTTCAAATCCGAGGAGGCCCACCACTCTGGCTGTAGTATAATGGATAATACACATGACTTCTAATCTTGTGATCCAGGTTCGATTCCTGGCAGCCGGACCAATTTTATCATGGAGTTAATATGCCCATCACACAAAAACCTGTTACACACATACCATATGATTATGATTTCACAATACCGTCCAGTATTCCTATAAGCACCAACACTACAATTCCATCAGTAAATTCAATTGATTTTATTGTTCAAGGTAAGATGTTGACGACCTCAATTACAATGTCGCCATACGAAGCCGAACAAATGGATGATATTGAGATAAAAAATAGACTGATTTCATTGATGGTGCGTGAAATTATGGACAATAAGTGTATAGAGTTTACAAAACAGCAAGATTATGCTAAGGATGAAGTTATCATTCGAGCAAGAATCTATGTGACACCCGATACTGATGTCAAATTGATAAGGCAGGTGCAAAAATGACAACACCAGTTGACACAAAAGTTGCCAAAAAGAAATCATTATGGCGAAAAAGGCAGGCACCTAGCAGATAATGCTTGACAATCTTACCGTTTCCAACTATACTTTAAATGTGATGAGAAAGTGAGTTGAGAAATGAAAAAGAAAGTTGCTAAGTTTGATATAAGTGAAGCGTGTGGTTGGATCGGTATGGTTATGATTCATGCTGCTACTCTTCCTACTAGTTTGGGTGTGATTCTTGGGTATACTGATAAGTTACCTCCACTAAGCATGGTGTTAATGGTCTGGGGCGGTTTGTTTCTGTTTCTGGTTCGTGCTTTGGGTCGTAACGATAAATTATACATAATTAGTAACGCTGTTGGTTTCTTCTTTAACAGCATACTGTTGGCTTTGATTGTGTTTAAATAATGGAGAATGTGATGAAACATTATGGTATGTTTACAGACAACGGCAATCGTGTGATTGACGGAATTGTGATTTTCGCAAAAGAGCATAATTACTCTTGGGAATGTGTGAATGATGTACTTACCGCTATTTCAAGGGTAGAAGGTTTTGAAGAGGCGACCGATACTGCGGTTCGTGAATATGTCTACGAAGCATTGGAGGGTGTGTGATGAATCAACTTGAATGGGAAAAGCAAGCCTATGGTGCGCCTAAGGCCGAGATTCTAGAATCAATTGAAGATTCTCTTACATTTAGAATGTCTGGTATTGAAATGATAATCGCATCATACTTATCTGATGCACAAGAATTGATTGAGTTTAACGACAAAAATCGTGCCCGTCAATATATCAATATCGCAAAGATGTTAATTTTCGAAAAAATGGATGCAGAAGACTAAACTAGGCCCGCTTTTCATCGTAGCGGGCAACCAGAATGAATTCGATGACTTTGTGATTCGTAAGAGAATGAGAGGCTGCGATTATGATTTTCGATATGTCTATGGTCCTGATGCACTGCGTGGCATCAATACTATTCGTGGGTTCTACGTTGGTAGTTATCAAGAACGCAACGATTGGCCCGAAATTGATGTTGTTATCAAAACGATAAAGGCCCGTGGTGGCTGACTTGACAAAGTTTTCATTTGATGCTACACTATTAATTCTTGAGTTGATAAGGAATTGTGATGATTGATCCAGATACCGAACTAATTAACGAATTGGCAAGGGAAATTGCCGGTGTTACACTGGCCGAAGATGTTGATGAAGAGTATGAGGTCTTGATGGATGCATTGTATGCTGAACATGAGGCGATGATGTATGCTGCAAATTCGTATGACCTTGATGCGATTGCTTATGGCGAAATGTGATGAAAATGAAGTTATGTAAAGACTGTAAATTTTTTGAAGAAGCCTCTAACAAAGAGGCTTTTTGTTTACACCCGCAGGCCTTGAAATATGACGATCCGATTTATGGTGAACATTCAAGGGAAACTTGCCGCAGTATGCGAATGGGTGGTCCTGATCGTAATTTGTCATGTGGTAGATATGGTAAACTATGGACTGCCAAGCCCGGCTTTACCACAACCGAACCAGAAATTCTTTAATGAAATATTACACCATCTGCTATCCTGATGTGACCACTTTGGGGCATGAATACACTCATTGGGAAACATTGTCTGAGCAAGAAATATTAGACCAATATTATGATTACTGGTCATCGAAAATGATCCTACCCTGGTTCAATGATAATGAAGATATATCAAAAGAAAAATGCATTGAAGATTGGTGCATTGTACATTGGGCAGAGCGAAACTATTGGCGTGAGATGAAGGACTGTATAGCATAATGTTTATGTTCGATGTTGAAACGCTAGGCGTAGAATCAAATTCTGTCATCCTTTCGATGGCATGTATTTACTTCCGACCTGACGATAAGCCCACGTATAAAGAATTAAAAGAATCGGCATTCTTTGTTAAATTGAATGTACGTGACCAGGTAGAAAACTATGGTCGCAAAATTAATAAAGACACGATTGAATGGTGGGAAAAACAATGTCTCAATGCAAAGAACTGGTCGTATATACCAGATAAGAATGACAAATCACTTGCTGACGGTATTACCGCACTTCATGAATGGGCACAATCTAAAAACGATAAGGACTGTTGGGTATGGGCACGTGGATCATTAGATGATGTAATTCTACAGGCTGCCGAGAGACAATTAAAAGTTGATCCTGTATTTGCTTATTCACGTTGGCGTGATGTACGTACCGCAGTTGATATTCTTACCACATCAAAGAATGGTTATTGTACCGTAGACCATCCAGACTTTATGTACGAACGAGATGTAACGAAGCACAATCCGATTGACGATTGTGCGTTGGATGTGATGATGCTGCTTTACGGTAAGGACAAGGCAGAGAATAAATAGTGGTATGATCCTGTGATCAATTCAATCAAAGCCATCATGTCCGACGATAACGAAGATCCCAAAGAAAAACTCAAAAAGTTCAAACCCAAAAAGAAAAAGATAGCGGTACCTCAAGAATTTCTGGATAATGCGAAAAGTTATGATGACAAACTGATGTTAGTTCGTCACTTGACCGAAAGAGAAAAAGGTCGTGTATTATTGACCATAAAAAGTATGTTAGCCGATGCGGTGAAAGATAAAGGCAAGATAAAGTGAAACAGTTGTTGGAAATACTGCCAAAGTTGCTGGGCGTAATGCCCGAACTGGTCAAGTATATCAAGTATATTCCAATACTGATGATTTTGGCAGGTATAGGTTACGGTGTATATTATGGTGCCCAGCACTTCAAAGACCCGTACCTGTGCTATAATAATCAATTGTATGCACAAAAGTTTATGTTTTCGAATGTGTATATTTTTGTTGGTGATATATGTGTGAGTGGAAATGATACCGAAAATCAACCTCCTGTTACAGAGAATTAATTGGGAATACGTGGTGCTGTACTGCTTTTACGCATCATGTATTCTTATCGCTATCACGGGCTACAATGTGGTCCGCAGTGAATTTCAAGCGGCTGAAGAATTCTGTACCGAAAAGAAAGGTGTACTGATACAGGACAAAGTAGGCGAATTTTATTGTATCAAATCAAAAAGCGTGATAAAATTAGATGATGAATCTAAAACCCGTCAATTTGCACCTTGAGAGTGTCACGATAACCGATATCGAGAATCATAAAAGAATTACCGATTCGGAACTCATTCGTGATTTAAACAATCTCAAAAAGTTTCCAGCAACAACAAATGAAAACAGTTTTGCTGGCAATCCTTTTCTATACCACTTTCAATTTAAAAATCTGCTGAAATGTCGGCGTGAAGATGGTCGAACGATTTATGACATTTACAATGATTCGAATCAGTGGGACAAACTCATCGATTCGGCTCGAAAGCGAAATCGTGGTGGACGAACGGCTGCTGGCAATGTATACGAATGTTTTCGTGTGAACTCCGGCTCTGTGGTTATGTTCAAATCTACCACAGCAAAATACCTCTATCAAAAGTATAACGCACGGTCAGTCCTTGATCCGACTGCTGGTTGGGGTGGGCGTATGCTAGGTGCCTGGGCTTTGGGCATAGAATATACAGGCATCGATACCAATGTCGAAATGACAAATGCCTACGATTCGATGATAAAATATCTTGTCGATTCTGAGGGTTCAAGCCTCTTTAGAGAAGAGTCCAAAATGCGTATGATCTGGGATTCTTGTCTAAATGTAAACTTTGATGATATTGACTATGATTTCGTTTTGACAAGCCCACCTTATGTCAATTTGGAAATATATGAGCATATGGAACTGTGGGATTCTGATCGTGCTTTTTATGAAACATTTTTCCTACCGCTGTGGCACAAGTCGATGGATTCGATCCGAGTGAACGGTACGGTGTGCTTCAATATTAGCCCTAAAATGTACGAGAACGCTCTCCGGTACGGCCTACCAGCTTGCCATGATGAGGAAGACCTTAAACAACAATTAGGGCAGCAAAAGGGCAGGAAGAAGCAAGATAAAATTTACATTTGGACAAAACGTTGACAAAAGGACAACAATCAAAAAAGTCTTGACAATCTACCGCACTCCTGAGATAATGATTCTGTGATGAGATGAATTGGAGATGTTAAATGTATAAGAATCTAATGGCAGAAGTTGAGTATATCCGGGAAGCCCGTGGCTACGGTATTCTAGAGGCTATCGTGTTTATTCGTGATTATGAGGAAGAGTTCCCATCAGAGGTGCGCCGTGAGTTGGCTGCGTTTCTGCGTGAGGGTGCTAAAATGTTTGCTCCTGTGGAGGTGGTATGAGTTTAGTTGGCGAAGGTTATCTTGACGGTCGGCGCATTATCGGTATGTACCTAGGTGACTATGCTGTATCGGGTACGGTCCGTCTGAGCCGTGTAAAATTTGGTGGTGGCATGGCGCATCATGTAACACTAGACAATCCGATTGAATGTTTCGGTGCTGTGCGTGATTCGATTATGCTTGATGAAAGTGAAGTGAAAGGAGTTCTATAATGTACGTAGCACATAATTTTGGTAAGGTTCGGATTGTCCATGACGGCAGTCCGTTTGATGTCCTGTATGATGTAAAGGTCGAAGTCCTGAAAGACGGTGAGTGGACATTCTATGATGGGTACAATAGCCTGTCAAATGACTATGCATTCTCTGAAGCAAGTAAATCCGCTGGTCGAGCGATCAAAGAACTGGCTGCTGAGGCGGCGGCGATGTTTGAATGATGAAATATGACCACTACTGGTACGTCGGCTTTGTGCTGACGATTTGCATTTGCCTGTACATACTCCACAAGACACCGTTATGAATAAGACTACAGAAAAACTTATACGATCCGTTGGTATTGACGTAGAGTATCTGACCAACACCAAGCAAATCATTCTCATTGAAGAACTGGTCAAGCAAGTGGCTGAACAATGCGCCCTACTCTGTGGATCACAGGCTGATAAGAAAATCATTCGGTCAGCCTTCAATCTACCCGTAGAACCTGATGTAAAGTATCCAGCACTCCCTATCAACGGCTCAGTGACGAGCCAATATACCCGTGAGTATAATATACCCAAATGAACAAAATCTATAGTTGGTTTACACGTTATCGCAAGCCCATTGGCTATACAATTGGCACACTGAATATTCTGAACGGTCTAGCCGATATTCTACTCGGATTCCCTGTATGGGGTATTCTGTGGGTAATCGTCGGTGCTTTAATCATTGCCGATGCGAAATATAATCCATGAACGACCAAGACCTAGTAGAACGGCTCCGTAAACGTGCTGAGATTCGCCGTCAAATACCGACCCGCAAATCAGTCCAAGAGAATCAGCCCGACAGGATATCTGACCTGCTCGAAGAGGCAGCAAGGGAAATCCTAATGCTCCGTAATGTCAACGAAATCCTTATGTGGCGAATAGACAAAGAAACCAAATCTAAGGCTAACAATCATACTCAATGGTCAATCGATAACTTCGGCTCACCCAACGGCGCATAATATGGACACAACGACAGAGATTCTCACAATACTTCAAGAAGAGGCAGCCGAAGTAATCCAGGTAATCTCTAAGATACACCGCTTCGGACTATACCCACCATCAGATAATGCTAAACGCCTAGAACAAGAACTAGGTGACCTTCAGTGTATGATCAACCTGTGTATAGAATACCATCTAGTAGACGAGGCCATGCTCCAAATCCGCACACAAGAAAAAAGAGAAAAACTCAAAACATGGAGTAATATACCACTATGAGAATTCTACTCCTCACCACACTCCTTACCGGCTGTACATTCGCACCCATCACTATCCGTGTGCTGCCAGACACTAAGCCACTCAACCATTGCATAAAAGACAAGCGTATAGTCTGCGAGTATAGCACCACCTAACCACTTGACAATCCTCAGCACCTCTGCGATAATACTCCTTTGACAGTAATGGAGAACAGAGAAATGATGACAAATCTACAATTACTACAGAGACAATTAAAAGAAAAGAAACAATCAATTGTCGATGCTCAAAAAGAAATATCAAAATTGAAAGCGGCCATTCGTGCGGTGCGATATTGCGAATGTGATAACTGTGTTGCTGAAATGAAACAAGCACTCACCACTTAGGAACTGCTAGGAACTGCTTGACAATCCTCCAGTTTTCAGCGATAATATCCCTGTTGAGAGAAAAAACGAGAGATTATCGAAATGACTACACCAATCTGTCCCTGCTGTAACACTGCACTAGTGCCACGTGTATTTGCTGGCTACTATGATCGCTTCACTTGCTGGACTTGCGCCTGCACTGATGCTAATACACTGATACCCGGTGCGACTATTCTTGCTGGTGGATACGGCTGGGGTACTGACGGCGATCTTGCAACCGCTGACGATTTGGGAGTGTACTAATGAACAAAGTTTTTATTGTCGTCGAAGTGATACCATACGAGGGCGACACCGTGCTGCGTGTATTTGCAAACAACGAAGATGCAATTGCGTATGGTGAGCAGCTAGTCGAAGATGGTGTAATCGAAGAATTCGACGTATACGAGCGTGAAGTTTACTAGTGTGGGGATTTGTGGTAGAATGTGGTAAACGCACTATTTATATGGTGCTAAAAACGTGCGAAAACGTGGCCTACTACATGTTGCGATATTCGCACTGCACCGCACTACATGTAGTAGCACAATGACAACACTGCACGGCCGAGTTCAAATTCGAACTGCAAATAATGCTTGACAAAGTTCGCCCATTCCCCTATACTAACCCTGTGATGAGTTGATTTGATAGGAGTTTGAAATGATTGCGATTTTGATACTGTTTGCTGGTTTGATAACGTGGGGCGCCCTGGCTGCTGCTCCTGGTGCTGTTACTACTCTGGGTTGATAAAATGGAAATTACTTGTATAAGCGTCCCCGGCGGCTGGCAAACGATGGTTTATTTGATTAATGATAAAAAAGCATACCCGTTCGGCCCTGTTTTCAATAAAGTAACTGATTTGTGGGGCTGGCAGCGTGAGAATCTGTTCGATGTAGCCGAGGGCTATCGACTAATGAAGGATGCATAATGGATAACGCCGTAATACTCTTTTTGATAATTACACCTTTTGCAATGGCTTATATTGCGTGGGATGCGATACGTGACAGAAAAGCATGATTGCCGAATAAAGCCCTTGACAATCTTTTGCGCTGGCTGTATAATGGTTTTGTGCTGATGATGAAGGAAAAAATTATGTACCTGTGTGATGGAAGAAAATTCAAGCGTCTGAAAACTGCTGTGGCCTATGCTACAAAGGCCTTTGCAAAGACCGGTGTAGTGTTGGCCATTGAGCCTGTGGTGGTGTTGAACAAAAACCCTGGCTATATTGCTTATCTTGCAAATGGGATGAAATTATGATAATTCGCCGTGAAACGATTAATGAAATTGCAACCCTAAAGTATCTGGGCTATCCTGTGTGGCGTATTGCTGCACTGCTCAGAATTCCTGCTGCTGATATCGCAGCTGCTATTAAGACTTGGAAACTATAATATGATCAAAGCACAATTTACTGATGCTGATGTAGCAGAGGCTGTAAAGGGCCTGGGTGCTACTGTACTGAAACCCCGCAAAGCAAAAAAACCACAATGTCGTGTAAAGTCTAGTAAGGGCTTTGTGCGTGGCTCTGGTGGTATTGCTGCTGGATATCCCCGAAAGACCTTTGTATAGATTATCTCTGCACGTGGTATCGCACCCCCTACTGCTAGGCAGCTGTGTGCGCTCCTGCGATACCACAATTTTACGATAAAAGAAAATGAAAAAAGCTTTGTTTAGTGATACTGAAGTACAAGCCGCAGTGCTGGAATTTGAGACTTACATGGCACCCCGCATTGTACCAGCCAGTGGAAATAATGGTGATGTAAAAGTGTATGGTGAGAATTCCAATGCACGTAAGCCGAAACCAATAATTTATGATGATGAGGATGTCAGTGGACTACTATAAAAATCTAGCGATACAAATTTTAGAGCTAAGTGATGATGGGCTCGGTATAAGTGCAATTGCTGATAAGCTGGGTCTTGCTGCGATTACAGTGGCTAATGTACTGGAGCAATACGGGCGACCTGATGGTGCATAATACAGTGTAGGGCAGCGTATTGTGGTGTGTGTAACGAATTCGATAAGCGTATTATAAATCAAAGGATCCCTTGAAGGAACATGCTATTTCAAAGCAACCTTATTGAACGAAAAGTCACTTTTGTATAGAAAGTCGCAGCAAAATTTTTTTTGGAGCTGAAAATGCCGCTAACCCTTGCGCCTGTACCGCCTGCTGAATCGCTAGATGCTGGTGAAACGATTAGCAACGATCCGATACCTGTAGCACCGATTATCATGGCGCCAGCACCCGCACCTGCACCCGTACTACAAAATGAGATATCGGGTGCAGAAGTGATTGCAGCTATGCTAGTGTTGCTATTGTTATATGCTATTGTCAGAATTGTATTTTCACTGCTGCCTTACATAATTGCTATTGGTTTGGGTATTGTTGCTTTTAAGTTACTCTTTTAATTATGATAACACTATTGCTCGGTATTGTTGTTTTTATAGTAATTAATCTTCTGATAACACTGTGTCTACGTTATCATAATGGTAACGATGGATGGCTTCAGTATTATCGGCGAAAAGCCTTGACAAAGTTGCCGGCCTCCCCTATAATGTAAGCATGATAAATGAGAAATGGAGAACGAAATGGCTGTAGTTGATGGTAATGTCGTAAATATTGGTGATGTGGTATCTTTCAAATGTGACATCGAACAGTGTGGTGAGATTGTCAAAATTGCAGGTAACACGTTGACATTGAAAGCTCGCTCACATTATGGGTTTGAGGGTGACTACATCGGTGGTGATGAGTTCACTGTGGTCGATGCACGTGACTGCTGGTAAGAACTGCTTGACAAAGTTGCGAACCTCGTCTATACTGTAGTCTGTTGAGTGAGAGAAAGAGTTGACATGAAAGCAATATTTACTACACAAGTCTTTGAGAACTACGCCTGGCGTGAAGATGGCTCGATTGGTACGGGTGAGGATGCCTACTTTAAGGCCAAGGGTGGTGATGAGTACGTGGTTCTGAATGTGGACAAATCGCAAATGTCTCGAATCCTGGCAGAAGTTCGTGCGAAAGTCGAAGTCTCGAATGATTACTTTCGTGAGACTGTGGTTGATTTTCAGTTAGTCGAAGATGACTATCTGACATGGTATGAGCGTGAGCAATTGGAGTATGATGGCTCGATTGCTTTTTCACCAAAAGAACTTGAAATGGAGTTTGCATAATGTCTAATATTTCTAATGTGAATGGTGTTTTGGCTACTGCACTGATTGGTTACAAAGATAACATCGTGGCGAACTACGTGGACTGGTGCGGGTCGGCCGGTATCTCGGACATCGGACAGTTCGGCATTGAGTTTGAGCCTGGTTCGAAATACGTGAAAGTTGTAAAAATCTCGTCGGGCGGCTCACGTTCGGTTCACTCGTTCGTCGAAATTTCAAATGGTAACATCTGGAAAGCAGCATCATGGAAAGCACCGGCAAAGAACTTTGCACGTGGTAACGTGTACTATGACAATACTTATCTGAATCGCCTGCAATGGACAGGTATCGCATAGTGAAAGAATATCGATGGGAACGGTATTCTGACAAATACTATTATTATGACACTGACACCGGCAAGATTGTCGGCTCAGTGAGCAAAATCGCACTCCAAGAAATTTGGATTGCACTCGTCTATACGGGTGAATACACCTTTACGCTACAGGATGAAAAACACCTGGGGCAGTATATCAATTTAGAATTTGCAAAACGTGCGACCGAATTCTTTTGGGAACGTGAAAGTCGCACACTACTGGAGTGAACTATGTTTAAATCGTTTAATGTAGCAAAACTAAAAGCCGGTCTCACCTATCTGTGGATCGTTCTGATGATTCTCTGCCTGTTCCTCGGGCGG